CTCATCGTAGTGGATGAAGCGTCAGCCTATAAGAATGCGCAGACCGAGCGTTGGAAAGACCTACGAGACCTAACAAAAGTTATCAAGGGTTTGTGGATGTTGACGGGTACGCCTGCCGCACAGTCGCCTGTGGATGCTTACGGATTGGCAAAGCTTGTGAACCCCAAGGGCGTGTCACCATTCTTTGGTCAGTTCCGAGACACAGTGATGATGAAGCTCACTATGTACAAGTGGATACCCAAGCCGACCGCGCAACTAATCGTTCACAAAGCGCTTCAACCCGCCATTCGGTTTGAGAAGGCCGACTGCCTTGACTTGCCGCCTGTTACGTTCGTTGAACGAGATGCACCACTGACACCACAGCAGATTAAGTTCTACAACATACTGAAGAAGCAGATGCTCATTGAGGCTGCTGGAGAAGAAGTATCTGCCGTTAACGCTGCCGTACAAATTAACAAACTTCTGCAAATAGCTGGAGGTGCGGTGTATACGGATACGGGTGAAGTGGTTGAGTTTGATGTGAGCAGTAGGCTCAACGTGGTGCAAGAGGTGATCGAAGAGTCAAGCCACAAGGTGCTTGTGTTCGTTCCGTTTACGCATACGATTGAATTACTTGAGAAGCATTTACAGAAACACAACATTACATGCGACGTGATTAACGGCTCGGTTCCTGTAAACAAACGCTCAGATATTGTCAAGCGGTTTCAAGAGCAACCTGAACCAAAAGTATTAATCATTCAACCGAAGGCGGCGTCACACGGGTTAACTCTAACTGCCGCCAACACAATTGTTTGGTATGCTCCATGCACAAGTGTTGAAACGTACTTGCAAGCCAACGCACGTATCGACCGCCCCGGGCAAGTCAACAACATGACTGTCGTACACATCAAGGGTAGCCCCATCGAGGCCAAGATGTACACGATGCTTCAGGGCAACATCGACAACCACCAAAAAGTAATTGATCTGTACAAGCAAGAAATTTCTTCGGAAACTCTTGACAATGTAAAAAGTTAGAGTACACTTGTATTTGTGTGGCAGTAGTGGGTAGCGGGTTAGCGCCGTTACGGAATTGCTTTCTATGTTTTGAAAAACACTGCTTTATGTGAACTGCTACTGCCGCACACTTAACTATCAGGAGAATTAGATGGACGAAGAAGTCAAGGATAGAGTCACCCCCATGGATTTGGACAAGTTGACCACAATCTATATCAAGATCAGAGACAAACGTGCCGACAACAAGCGCATGTTTGAAGCTGAAGACAACGACCTTAAAGAGCAGATGGAAGTGTTAGAAGCACAGATGCTCGATATGTGTAAAGAGATGAATGCTGATAGCATTCGCACCCCACACGGCACAATCATTCGCTCGGTAAAGTCACGGTACTGGACGAACGATTGGGATTCAATGTACGACTTCATAGAGGAGCATGGTGCATTTGGCCTGTTAGAGAAGAGACTTCATCAAACCAACATGAAGGATTTCCTCTCTGAGAATCCCACAGTTCTACCACTTGGTCTCAATGTGGAGAATGCTTATACCGTGGTTGTTAGACGTTCTAAGGAAAAATGAAATGAGTGATCTCACTATTCTCAACCAAGACCTCCCCGACTTCCTGCAAACCGCAGGTGTTAGCGAGCTTACAAAACAACTTGCTGGCAAGTCCGGCGTTAAACGCATCGTGCCTAAAAACGGAATCTTCCGTAAGACGGTCGGCGGTGAAGAGATGGGCAAGGTCAAGGGTAACTTGAACGCCATCATTGTTAACGCTTCCCCTGCCGTGGGTCGTATCTTCTATGCAAAAGCATGGAGCCCCGATGCCGAGCCGACTGCGCCCGACTGCTTCTCTAATGATGGTCGTACGCCTGATGATGGTTCGACAAACAAACAAGCTGAGCGTTGCGATAACTGCACCCAAAACACCAAGGGTTCAGGTATGGGCAACTCCAAAGCTTGCCGCTACTCACGTCGCATTGCGCTCGTGTTAGAAGAAGACTTCGGTACTTCACTCGAGGGCGAAGTGTATCAAATGAACTTGGCATCCAAGTCTTTGTTCGGCGACGGACATGGTGAGAATGCGCACACATTTGAAAACTACTCTAAGTACTTAGCCAACAACGGCAAGAGCTTGGACTACGTTCTTACGCAGATCAGCTTTAATGAAGAGAACGACAACCAGTCTGTGTTGTTCACGCCTACGCGCTTCATTAATAAGGGTGAGTATGCTGTGACTAGCGAAGTAGCTAAGAAGCCTGACGTGCTGAAGATGGTAGTTATGACACCATACCAAGCTGACATGGCGGGCAAGCAAGCTAAGTTGGAAGCACCAGCCCCTAAAGCCGCCGCGCCTAAAGCTGAGTCTCCAATCGAGGAGCCGACTAAGCGCGAAAAGAAAGCTGACCCTAAGCCCACAGTTAAGAAAGACCTTGACTCTGTGGTGAAGGCTTGGAGTGACGAGGATTAATATGCCCTATGGTTACAGCCAAAGCTTGGTGTACGCAAATAAAAAGGCAAGCATTAAGTCTTTGGGTGTGGCCTTGGGTCGTGTTTGTATCCGCGCAAACATCAGCGTTAGCGAAGTTGCAGGGTTCTTCGGGGTGACTCGGATGACTATCTACAATTGGTTCAAGGGGGATTCTGTCCCCTACCATAGCTACGATGAAGCCATTAGCGATTACATAAACAATACCCAAGCCACCATCCAAATAAAGTAAAACATGTCATCTTTCGATCTACTAAATACGGTACTGCCACCGGAAGGGCGCTACTGTGTGATGGGGATTGGTAAGTATCCTGACCAGAATTTTGTAGATACTAAGGAAGAGGTTGAAGAGCTAGCGCAGCAGTTTGTTAAACGCAAGATTGACGTATTCTTTGGATGCGCCAAGTACGGATCGTTAAACAACCGCACCCATGAAAATGCTAAATACTTCCGTGCTCTGTGGATGGACATTGACTGTGGCCCAACCAAAGGTGTACCCGACAAAAAAGGCATTATCAAAGGCTATCTCGATCAGCAAACGGGACTCGACGAGTTCAAGAAGTTCTGCATTGCGGTCGGCTTACCAAGGCCAATACTAGTAAGTTCTGGTTACGGCATACATGCGTACTGGCTACTAGAAGAAACAGTGTCTCGCCGAGAGTGGGAGCCACTAGCCAATCGGCTTCGTGAGTTGTGCGTTGAGCAAGGGTTAATTGTGGACTCCTCAGTCTTTGAGGCTTCACGTATCCTGCGCATTCCCGGCACATTCAACTTCAAACAGGAAGAGCCCAAAGAGGTAACAGTTTTAAATGAACTGACACCTCGCATGACATACCAAGAAGTTAAAGACTTGCTTGGTGCGCCTGAACCAAAGGACGATGTACCCGATTTCATTCCGCGCTCAATGAGCCCGATGATGGAAGCACTCATGGGTAACAAGGTCAAGCGGTTTAAGACGATCATGATGAAGGGTGAAGGTGGGTGCGCCCAACTTAACCACTGCTTTGAAAACCAAAACGACATTGAAGAACCACTGTGGCGCTCCGCTCTTTCTATTGCAGCTTTCTGCGTAGATGGAGACAAGGCCGCACATAAACTGTCGAACAAGCACGAGGGTTACGATGCCGTAGAAGTTGACAATAAAGTTAACAACCTACGTAGCAAAGGTGGCCCCCATCACTGCGCGACATTTGCAAAACTCAATCCGCAAGGTTGTGAGGGTTGCATCCATAGAGGCAAAATTAAATCGCCCATCATGCTCGGTGTTGAGATTGAACAAGCCGAAGCAGAAGATAACGAATATGCCGTTGAAGATGAAGACGGTGAGGTTGAGATACAGCACATACCAGAGTACCCATTTCCGTTCTTTCGTGGGAAGAAGGGTGGTGTCTACATTCGCCCTGAGAGCGAGGATGACGAAGCCGAGCCAAAACTTGTGTACGAGCATGACTTGTACGTGGTCAAGCGCATGCGTGACCCTGAGCTTGGCGAGATAGCTTTGTTTCGTTTGCACCTACCGCATGACGGTGTTCGAGAGTTCAGCATCCCTACGATGGGTATCTCCTCACCCGATGAGTTGCGCAAACAGTTGGCACACAACGGAGTTGTAGCCCACAAGTCACAGTACGAATTGCTTGCAAGGTATGTTGTTTTCTTTATTAAAAATTTGCAATACATTAAAAAGGCAGAGACCATGAGAACTCAGTTTGGTTGGGTCGAGGGGAACAGCAAGTTCATCCTTGGCGATAGGGAGATCACAAAAGACGGAGTGTTTTATAGCCCGCCGTCAAGCGTTACAAAAGATATTGCCGGAAAGTTAATTACCAAAGGCACGATGGAGAAGTGGAAAGAAGCGTTCAACATGTACGCTAGACCGGGGCTTGAACCCCATGCGTTTGCCGCACTCACGGCATTCGGCTCACCACTGTTGAAATTTACAGGTCTTGAAGGCGCAATCATTAACGTGATTCACCCTGAGTCTGGTTCAGGTAAGTCGACAGCGTTGTTTATGTGCAACAGTGTGTATGGTGAACCCAAAGGGTTGACCTCTATGTACAAGGATACGTTCAACGCAAAGATGCACCAGCTCGGCGTGATGAACAACCTGCCCAACACCATTGACGAGATCACCAACCTTAGTGGCATGGAGTTCTCTGACTTGGCGTACAGCATCAGCCAAGGCCGAGGCAAAAACAAAATGAATGGGCAGACCAATACGTTGCGTGTTAACAACACTAGCTGGCAGGGTATGACTTTGTGTTCGGCAAACGCCAGCTTTTACGAGAAGTTAGGTGTGGCAAAGAATACGCCCGATGGCGAGTCCATGCGTCTGCTTGAGTACAAGATTGAACCCAACGGCATCATTGAGGTGCAAGAGGGTAAGCAGATGTTTGACCATCAGCTTCGGGAAAACTTTGG